CTCTGTGGCTGGGGTTGTATTCCAACGCATCGCCACTTGGCTAAATGCGACTGGGGAAACATTGATTGTCAGAAACAGTTCATTAAACCTAGTGCTCCATGACCAGCCTTCAACATAACCTTCAAAATCTCCACCTGATATTTGGCTAGGTAGGTTTTGAATATGAACTGGCATTCCCATAAATACAGCTAGTAGATCATCCCGATCTGCGTTATCTATTTCAGGGTTGGTAATTGGGAATGTGATCGATTGAAATGCTGGGATTGGGTAAGCTCTTTGGGCTATGTATCTATCGGCAATATCTTGAGCATCGGTAGCCCCATGAACCCTAGAGTTAATTGTTTCGGCTTTGTAGCCATATAGGGCAATTGAAGCTGCATCTGTGGCAGTAACCTGTGAATTGTAATTGTTGCCATAATTTAGGTATATGTCATTCCTAACATCTGCTGAACGCATAATTGTAGATAAGCCAGCACCTAACGCATGGCGAGCATCCAGTTCAACATAACCATTTGTTAAAAGATAATTCTGCCTGTGGTCTGCATCCGCATAACCTATGTTCCCGGCATTGTCCTCATAAATATAACCAAATGCTGAAGTTGCAATATCTGAAACCACATTGTAAATAGTGTCAGTTACATTTGATTGTGAACTCATTGTGTAAAGACCCGGTTGATCTATTTCGCCAAGTCCTAAATTAACTGCATACTCCCAAGTTTCAGTTGGATCATAAGTTGACCATTGAGAAGCTGCTGGCACATCATTCCAAGTTCCAAGCAATACACTTGAAAGAATGTCATAAATCTGGTCGCCATCCTCATCTTGAGAAATGTTGTCATTAAAGATTTCTTTAGCAATTCGAGCAAGTGAACCCATAGCCAAAAGGGTGTATTGGACTACTGTGGCTGCTGCACCTGTTTGTAAAATGCCAACTGTAACATCTGTTAAATCTCCACCAAATAATGAAACATAAGTTCCGGCTGAATCTTTAATTTGCAAATCAAATGAGTCGTTTATGTCAAATGGAAGTGTTTGGTTATTTAATGCCACCAGCGTAACTTGCATATATGAAGGAAGTGGCTGTTGATAAATGTCAGATCGCCCTGCTTGGTGTTGGACATCTGAAATGGTTATATCAGTATAATCAACCCCACCGACAGTTAGTTTCCAGTCTGGTGTAAATGCTGACATTAGTTGACTCTATCTCGTAACGCAGGCACAGATCTAGCTGCTTGACTATTTAATGTTGTTGCAATATCTCTTGCAGTACGCTCAGGATCTATTGAACCTGTTACATAAATGTTTGTAATGTTGCCACCTTGTTGACCAAATGGAGTTGCACCAAATGGAACTGGAGTAGTACCTGACAACGCTTCGGCTTGCTTTTCTAAAACTCTAAACTCTTTGGTTAGTTTGTCAAATTGTGCTGCTGCTGCTTTTTGGCTTATGCCATTGGTTGCCACTTGAAATGTTAAATCTGTAAAAGCATCATTGACTGCGGTTAATCTTTTAACTAAATCATTTGCGCTAGTTGCACCCAATACTCCAGTAGCGCCTATTCCGCCGCCACCACCTGCTCCGCCGCCACCACCTGCTCCGCCTCCGGCAAATCCACCACCCGCTACTGCACCAGCAACGGCAGCTGCAACGCCTTGACCCAAACTACTTAATTGACTAAATCCTGTGCCAGTTGCTCCGGCTGTGCCACCACCACTACTACCAAATCCACCAACCTGTGGAATATCAACTCCCGGAATTCTATTGACTGCTCTAATAATAAAGTTAATTGCATCGATGGCTTTATTGACTATGCCACTAATTACACCTAATACATTTGAGATCACATTGATAACAACTGCTGCTATATCACCAACAACATTTAATGCTGCTCCAATAGTTGTTCCAATAATAGGAGCAAGTGATTTAACTACATCAAAAAATGCTCTAAATTCATCTATATTTTCTCTGATAGCACCTTTAATATCATTAAACGCATTTATCGCACCATCTATAATTGGCAATAAGAATAATTTGACACCATCCACAAATTCAAATAAGCCTTCACCTAATCCACCTGCTTTACTACTAAAAGCATCGGCTACGCTTTGGATAACTGGCAATACATTGTTAGTAAAAATCTGAGTTAGTTTTAATACAATAGGGAGTAATGCTTCACCTATCTCTGTGCGGATATTTGCTAATTGAGCATTAAGAATTCTTTGTGAGTTAGCCAAGCCATCCGATGTTCGAGCAAAGTCACCTTGAGCAGCAGATGTTTGCTGATAGATTAATTCTTGAGCTGCTAGGACTTTTTGCTGTGGTGTTAGGGCTTCTTTTGTAGTTCGAATTATGCCCAAAGAAAGCGCAGCTTGCCTTAGGCTGGCATCATCTAATAAGACACCATATCTACGCAACGGCTCGGTTTCGCCTCTTAGAGCGGCTCCTATGGCCTGTATGGCATCCTCTGGGGATGTGTTATTGAAAGATGCTAGATCAGATGCTAAGGTGGTGAAATCTGTTGAGAATTTAACAAGATCATCTCCGGCTAAACCAGCAGACTTTCCAAAGATAGCAAATGTAGATGCAGCATCTAAAGCCTGTTGTTTAGTTTGACCAAGTGATTGAGCTGCCTGTTCGGCAAATGCTTCGATCTTTGCTGAGCTGTCGCCAAATAAGACACCGACTTTTGAAACGGACTCTGATAAATCAGATGCAGCTTTAACGCCATCAACTGCGATCTTAATTGCAAATGCACCAACGGCAGCAGTAGCAGCAGCTAAAGCAAGTCCGGCTTTCTTGCCAAACTCTCCTAACTTATCGCCAAAACTCTGAGTCTTTTTTTCTCCCTCATTCATTCCTGCAATAAAGTTTTTTGTTTCAGCAAGAATTTCAAGTTTTAAGGTACGAAAATCTTTAGCCATTAGTTACCCCAAACCTTGACAACATCATTCATTTCATTAGTCCAGCGCTCGGTTAGTTCAGGCTGAATGTCGCGAAGTGTCGGATAGATAAACCAACCTCTTGACCCGCCTCCATAGCGACCTGACCAGTTTGGAAACTGCTTAAATCTAGTTGATCCAAATTCAAGTCCTCGCCATAACATTTGAGTTGTTGCTCCACCACTAAAACGCTGACCTGCAAATCCGTACGATAAACGACCAGTCTTTGATGTCTTTGATATTGTGGCACCATCCACAACTCTTTTAGTGGCTGTTCCTGCTTTTTCGCGTCTAGCTCCCGCTGCTGCAATTTCATTCTTTGCGAAAGTAGCCAAATCATAAGAAACAATTTTAGCCTTTTCGGTTGCATCCTCGCCCATAAGAGAAAAAGCTTTGGCAAGTTGGCGCAACTCTTTTTTGGAGAATGCACTAAGTTCAACTTCGGCCATTCCTTTTCTCCAATATCTCTAAAGCTGTTAAAATGTCTTCTGCGTCAGTCCATTCGCTCATTGGTATTTGAGTAGCAATTGACAACTCAACCAATAATCTACTTACGCTTCCTGCGGGGTGGCTTTTGGGGAAACATCACCGACTATTACATCTGTAACTGTTTCACTCCATACATCAAATGCTTTGACTGGCTTTCCAGCAGCTTCGCGTTTGTGTGCATGATAAGCAAGAAACATAAGATCACTAATGCCCATTTTCTCTTGAGCTTGTGCGATTGTATGTCCGGTCTGCTTTTCCCATTTTTGCCACTCAGGCGGCTGGCATACATAAGTTGCTTGCTCGCCTGAGTTGTATTCAATTGTGATTGGTAGTTTCATTAGTTGCTCCCGTTTCTATTTTTTAACTAAATGACTCTGCTGGCACTCCAATAACTTGGAATGTGAAAGATACAGTTTGTGCATCATTTCCTGCTCCACCTGCGGATGGCCATGATGGTAGCACTTGGAATGTAAATACAGCGCCAGATGCAGCTGTAAATACTGTGCTAATTCCTGTATTTGGTGCTGCCTCTGTTACGCCCCATAGAATCTCACAAAGAGATCCTGCTGCGCCCCAGTCAGATAGCATTTCGACAGCTAGTGTGAAATCGTTATCAATAACTTTGTAGGCTTTGCCATCTAAAGTTTCGTAGGTTTGGCGATTTACTTCGCCAGTTAGAATTGCGCTTGTTGCTTGAGCATCGAAAGTGTTACCACCGATAGTGAAGGTAACATCTCTGCCCGTGATTACTGTGGTAGGCACTTTGACTCCTTAGATTGTTTGTGTGTAATAGGTTGAAACATTGATGTCAGAAATCAACATTGTTGATGCTCCAACATTTTGGACTGTTGGTCTTTCGACCTCTCCGACAATATATCCATTTGGAATTACTGTCAGAATGCTCATTATTAATTGCTCGATATTATCGAGTGATGCGGGATTGCTGTTATATGCAACAACAGCAGAAATAGTTAAATTGATCTTTACTCTTACTTGACTTTTGCCAATTGTTTCAATTTCAAGGTAGGGTGAATCCGGTACAAAAACCACGCATGGAGGCATTGGACTCTCTGGTACATGATTATAGACATTTGCTGAAACGCTTGCTAAAGCTGTGGCAAGTGGTTGTCTAACGGATGCAAGGATTGTTGATACTGGCATTATTGACAAATACCTTCAGTATCGACATACGGCCCCAATATACCTACGACCCTACTGTAAAGCGATCTCCCGATCCTGTATGGCGTACTGCTGAAATCGACACCCTCGATCTGTCCACCAGCTGCAATTCTTGATTGGAATACTTCTACCGATACAGCAAATATCGCTGATCGAACTGATTGATTTCCAACATAAGTAGATGCTCCAGATAAGGTAGCAACTCCACTTGGAATTACATTTGCTTCAACTAAATCTGCATTTGTTATTGCTGCACTAAAAGTTGTGTCTGTTAAATTATCATCTAATATTGTGCGAGTTCCATTGTAAGGACTCAAGCATCCAGTAATGACTACTGATTGACCTTCAGTAAATTCATGCACGCCAACAGTTGTAAATGTGGCTATGTTATCCTGTAAAACTGTTTTTTGAATTGAACTCTTAAATGTAACTAACATTGGCAAAATAGTGTTTTCGCTAGTGTCTATTATGCCATTCAAATAATCGTCAGAATAAAGAGCGGAAGATACCCCAAGCACGGCTCTTAATTCGCTTGCGGAAATAATGCTAGGCACGGAGTACC